CGAGGCCGCCAAGGCGCTCGGCCGCAAGTTCGTCCCGGTCCTCGTCCTCGAGGGCATGACGGACACGGACCTCCGCGGCTATGCGATCGCCGACAACCAGTTCGCCCTTCGGTCGGACTGGGACCGGCAACTGCTCGCCGGCGAGCTCGTCACGCTGGCCGACGACGGCTTCCAGCTTCAACTGCTCGGGTTCACCGACGAGGAATTGTCCGGACTGCTCGAGGCCCCGGACGCCAGCACCGGAGGCCTCGGCGCCGGAGACCAGGGACCGGAACCTCCGAAGGCCTTCGCCGTCTCCGGCCTCGGGGACGTCTGGTACATCGGCCCTCACCGGATCGCGTGCGGGGACAGCACGGCGCCGGACCAGGTCGCACGCCTCATGGGCGGAGAGATCGCCGGCCTCGTGCACGCCGACCCGCCGTACGGCATGGGGAAGGAAGCCGAGGGAGTCGAGAACGACAACCTGTACCGGGAAAAGCTCGTCGACTTCCAAGTCGCCTGGTGGAAGGCGTGCCGGCCTCACCTCCGCGCGAACGCCTCCGCGTACGTCTGGGGCAACGCCGAAGAACTCTGGCGGCTCTGGTACCGGGGGTTCGAAGGCCTCGAGCCGTTGACGCTCCGGAACGAGATCGTCTGGGACAAGAAAAGCATCCCCGGCATGGCCTCGCCCGATCTGACGTGTTTCCCCGTCGCGTCCGAGCGCTGCCTGTTCTTCCAGCTCGGCCGGCACGTCTTCCAGGTGAACCAGACGAAGGCCGACTACTGGCGGGGATGGGATTCGATCCGCCTCTGGCTCTGCGGAGAGCGGGACAAGATGGGGTGGAAGCCCAAGGACATCCGAGCGATCACCGGGAACCATATGCACGGGCACTGGTTCGGCGAATCGCAGTGGGTCTTCATCAGCGCGGATAACTACCTGAAATTGCAGGAGAATGGGGGGGGGCAGGCCTTCACGAGGCCGTACGAAGAACTCCGCGCCGAGTACCTGAACCTCCAGCAGCAATTCAACGGCGAGGTGCGAGACGATCGGGTGGCCGAGTTCCAGGCCGCGCGCCCGTACTTCGACAACGCGCACGACGTCATGCGGGACGTCTGGGAGTTCTCGCGCGTGTCCGGTGATGAAAGGTTCGGCCACGCGACGCCGAAGCCCGTCGACATGATGGAGCGGATCATGCGCTCGAGCCTCCGTCCTGGGGAGGTGGCCTTCGAACCGTTCGCCGGCACCGGCTCCACGATCATGGGAGCCGAGGCCGCCGGCCGCCGCTGCTACGCGATGGAACTGCAGGGCGTCTTTGTCGACGTCGTCGTTCGGCGCTGGCAGGCCTCCGGAGGTGCGCCCGCTCGCCTCGGTTCTCCCGATGGACCGACGTTCGACGAGATCGCCATCCAGCGCGGTGGTGACTCGTGACGGCCCCGAAACGCAAGAAAGCGGGCCGGCCGCGCTCAATCACGGTCGAAAAGCTCCCGAAACTGCTCGAACTGGTCAAAACCGGTGCGCATCTGTCCGTGATCGCGCGCGCCATGCGCATTCACCCGAAGACCCTGACCCGCTTCCTCGACACGTGCGAAAAGGCCGTCAACAAGGACGGCCGAGGGGAGCGGCTGTCCAAAAACGAGCGGGCATTTTGTCAATTTTGTCTCGACTACTGGGCCGCCGAGGCTGGGGTCGAACAGCATGCCCTCGGGATCATCGTGAAGGGCCTGAAGTCCGAAAAGGCGACGGCGCGCGAAGCATGGGAGTTCCTGGAGCGCCGCTTCCCTGAGCGCTGGGCCCCGAAGCGGATCATCGCGAACGAGTCGGCCACGGGCGAGGATGGGAAGCCCCGCAAGGTTCGGCCGTTCGAGGTGAAGCTGCCCGGGAAGCTGACGGACCTCTCGCCGGAGGAAGTCGCGAAGGAGATCGAGCGTCGTGGGCTGGCTGGCCTCGTCGCAATCCCGCCCCCGAAGTAGACCCGAGCGACGCCGGGCGCTCTCCGCGATCCGCGCCGACTCACGGTCTCGAGAGCACGCGCGGCGCTACGCCGATCGCGCGGCGCGCATCATCGCGCGCGCCGACGACCTCGAGCTCATCGAGGCCGAGGCTATCAACCGGGCCCGGGCCTCATTCTGGGCGTTCCGCTGCTACATCGGCGGGCCCAAGTTCCTGCGCGGGTGGTGGCAGGAAGAATGCGCCGACGAGCTCCAGGCGTTCTACGAGGACATGGTCGCCGGGAAGAAACCGGCCCTCCTGTTCGAAGGCCCGCGCCAGCACGGCAAGACGCGGCAAGTCGTAGAGTTCCTGGCGTGGGTAGCCGGGAAGAACCCCGATCTCCGGAAGCTCTACGCCTCGTACTCGGCCACCCTCGGCAAGCGCGCGAACAAGGACCTGCAGAAGGTGTTCGCGTCGAAGCGGTACAAGGCCGTCTTCCCCGCCACCCGGATCCAGCTTACGCCCCAGGTGCTCGAGGGGCCCGAGGGCGAAAAGCTCCCGCCGGCGGCCCGAACCCAGACGCTGATCGAGTACCCCGGCCACCTCGGACAGTTCCGCAACACGACGGTCCTCGGCTCTATCAATGGCGAGGGCTTCGACCTGGGCGTCCTGGACGATCCGCTCAAAGGCCGGACCGAGTCGCATTCCGAGGTGAAGCGCGAGACGGCCTGGAACTGGCTCTCCGTCGACTTCCTCGCCTGCATGTCGAACAGCGCCGGCCTGCTCGTCATTGCCGCGCGCCGTCACAAGGACGACCCGGTCTCGAGGCTCCGGGACCTCTGGGGCGACGACCTCCGGGTGATTTCGTACCCGGCGCTGGCGATCAAGGACGAGAAACACCGCGCGGCCGGCGAGCCCCTGTTCCCGGAGCTGAAGGACTTGAAGTTCCTGCTCCGCCTCCAGCGTTCGATGCCTCGGGCCGACTGGGCGGCCACGATGCAGCAGAACCCGATCACCGACGGCGGGAACGTGATCGAGGGCGCCTGGTTCAAGGACCGCTGGTCGACGCTCCCGCTGCTCGAGTACCGGGCGATGTTCGGGGACACGGCACAGAAGACGAAGACGGCGAACGACTACTCGGTGCTGCTCGTCGCCGGCAAGGGCAGGAAGGAAGACCCGCGGCTTTTCATCCTGGACATCCTCCGCGGCAAGTGGACCGCGCCCCAGCTCAAAGCCCGAACGATCGCGTTCTGGAACAAGCACAACGCCCTCGAGGTTGTGCGCATGGGCCGGCTCCGCCACCTCAAGATCGAGGACAAGGCCAGCGGCACCGGCCTGATCCAGGACCTGCAGTCCGAGGGTCGCATTCCGGTGCTCCCGGTGCCCCGCGACGTGGACAAGTACACGCGGGTCTGCGACGTGCTATCGTACATCGAAGCTGGGCTGGTGGTGCTGCCGGCCGATGCGCCGTGGGTGCACGAGTTCCTGGTCGAGTGCGAGGCGTTCACGAGTGACGACAGCCACGACTTCGACGACCAGGTTGACTGCCTCTGCGATGCCATTTCGGAAATGCTGGCGGACTTCAACGACATGAAGTGGGGAAAGATGGGATGAGGATCACGGACAGCCGGCGCAGCGCCATTTCCGCAACCGATAGCCTTCCGCCGATCCCCGGGCACTTCGCCGCGGACGGCTTCGCCAACTTCCTCTCGAAGTACGGGCACGGCACCGGGAACCAGGGCTCGCAGAGCACGTACGTTCTCAGCGAGATTCTTTCCCGCAACCGCCCGAAGCTGGACGCCATGTACCGGCAGTCCTGGGTGTGCGGAAAGGTGGTCGACACCTACGCCGAGGACATGACCCGGGCCGGCATCACAATCTCGGGATCGATCACCCCGACCGATACGAAGCGGCTGCAGAAGCGGCTCGCGCGCCTCGGCGTCTGGTCCGGCCTGCTCGAGACGATCAAGTGGGGCCGGCTCTACGGCGGCGCGATCGCCTTCATGGACATTGACGGGCAGGACCCGTCGACCCCGCTCATGAAGGACACCGTCGGCCGCGGCCAGTTCAAGGGCCTCCGGGTGTTCGACCGGCATCAATGCTGGCCCGACGTCGAAAACCTCGTGCCGTCTGGCCCGAAGGCCGGCCTGCCGAGCTCGTACAGCGTGGTCTCCGATCCGACGATGGGCACGCCCGTCGGGCTCCGGATCCACCATTCCCGCTGCGTCCGATACCAGGGCATCCAGCTTCCGCGCTGGCAGGCCGTAGGCGAGAACCTTTGGGGCGAGTCCATCCTCGAGCGGATGTTCGATCGCCTGCTCGGCTTCGACACGGCCACGGCCGGCGCTGCCAACCTGGTCCACCGTGCGCACCTCCGCGTCGCCCGCGTCAAGGATTTCCGCAAGGCCCTGGTCACGGGAGGCGAGGCCGAGAACGACATCCTCAAGTTCTTCCGGCTCGTCGCGTATCTCCAGGGGACCGAGGGCATCACGGTCCTGGACGCCGAGGACGAATACGCCGGCCACACGTACACGTTCGCCGGCCTGAGCGACGTCCTGCTCTCGTTCGGGCAGCAACTCTCGGGCGCCTCTGACATCCCGCTGGTCAAGTTCTTCGGGCAGTCTCCGGCGGGGCTCAATGCCACGGGCGAGAGCGACATCCGGAACTACTACGACGGCGTCAACTCGCAGCAGAAAGCCCGGCTCGAGGACCCGATGGAAACCCTGCTCGACATCACGCACCGGTCCGAGCTGGGCTGCCCGCCGGCCGACGACTTCGACTTCGACTTCGCGCCGCTCTGGCAAATGTCGGCGAAGGAAAAGGCCGAGATCGCGAAACAGAAGACGGACACGGTGGTCGCCGCGCTCGGCGCCGGCGCCATCACGCCCGTGATCGCGATGAAGGAACTGCAGCAAATGGGAGACGAGACCGGCGTCTTCACGAACATCACCGACGAGGACATCGAGGCGATGGCGCTGGCAGTCCCGCCGATGGGATCGGACCCGCTCGCGACCATCCAGGCCTTCATCAACGGGGATCCGCTGCCCGGCTCGGCCGGCGATCCCGAGGCGCGGATCCGTGCTTTCGTCCAGGGCGCCGGCGCTGGCGGCGATCCGCTCGCGACGATCAAGTCGTTCCTGGACCCGGCTGCCAAGATCCGGGCCTTCGTCGGCGAGGGTGACGCCGAGGCACGGGTTCGGGCGTTCGCCGAGGCGGCCTGATGCCCTTCGATCCCGTCCGGCTCCGGCTGGTCCAGGACCTTGCCGCCGTGATCGGGCAGGCCTCCATCGGCCGGCCGGTTCGCGTGCGCATCGGTGACGCTGGCCCGCCAAAGGCGAAGCGGTTCACCCCGCCACGCGGGACCGAGGCCGAGTTCCGGGCCAAGCTCCGGGAACTCTCGCGCGAAATCGGCGGGATCGTCCGCAAGTACGCCGACGGCCAAGGCGGGCTCCGGGACGAGGGCGGCATGATGGAAGCCCTCCACCGGTACGCGACCATCATCGGGCCCTGGGCCGATCAACTCGTCTCGCGGATGCTGACCCAGGTCGGAACGTCCAACCTTGCGCACTGGGAAAAGGCCTCGGTCCAGCTCGGACAGGCCCTCCGCTCGGTCTACGCGAGCACGACGGTCGGACAGGTAGCGCGCCAGCTTCACACGGAACAGGTGGGCCTCATCAAGTCGCTGCCGATCAAGGCCGGCGAGCGGGCCCAGGGAATCGCGGCCTGGGCCCGGATCAACGGCGTCCGGCCGTCGGCGATCGCCGAGGCAATCCGAGAGCTCGACCGGACCGGCGCGGTGACGGAAAGCCGGGCGATCATGATCGCGAGGACCGAGATCGCGAAGGCCAACGCCTCGCTGACCAGGGCGCGCGCGGAGTTCGTCGGGGCCACCCACTACATTTGGCGGACGATGAACGACGCCGAGGTGCGGGAAAGCCACGCTGACCTCGAGGGCGAGGTGTTCGCTTTCGACGATCCGCCGGACATCCCGGGCGAAGGGGCGCACGGC